GGATTTGGTCAAGGTATAAAATGTCAAAAGAAAAGAGGTAAAGTGAATAAAAATGGAAAATAAATTAGTAAAAATAAATAATGTAGAACTTGGAATAAAAGAATATAAAAAAGAAAGAGTTATAACTGCTTGGGATATAGCAAAAGTTCATAATAAAACTGTAAGTGAAATTAATCAAATTTTTAAAAATAATAGAAGCAAATTTATTTTAGGAGAAGATTATTTTCCTTTAACTCCAATAGAATTTTCTGAATCATTTAAACTGATTCAGGATTTTATTCCTAATAATGTTAAAGAAATACCGTTATTTACTGAAAGTGGATATCTGATGTTAGTAAAAACATTTACAGATGATTTGAGTTGGGAAATACAAAGACAATTAGTTAAAGGATATTTTAAACTTAAAGAACTTAAATCAAGTGTAGATAAAGATAAAAGACTTGAAATAATGGAAAAAAATGCAAATGTAAGAATGGCTAAAATGTTGAAATCTTTAATACCATTCTCAAAAAGTGAAAGATATAAGGAAATATTGGTATCAGAAGCAACAAAAGTTTTAACAGGTAGAGAGTTAATTCCACCACCAGAAGTGGAAGCTAAAACTATAACTGCCACTCAAATAGCAGAGATATTAGGAGTATCTGTTCAAAAGATAGGTATCATTTCTAATAAATACAACTTAAAAACAGAACAAAATGGATATTGGGTTCACGAAAAAGCAAAGTATTGTAATAAAGAAATTCCTAATTTTAGATATTTTGAAAGTGCAATAGAAGAATTTAGAAAATATATTTAATCAAACACTAAGAGCAGTTTTAAACTGCTCTTTTTTATTTGGAGGTGAGAAAATTTGGAACATGTATTAAGTGCAACCCTTGAGCTTAAAGATAAGTTTACTTCAAAAATAAAATCAGCTAGTAAAGAATTAGGAGCTTTCACCAAAAATACAACACATGTGAAAGGGGCAGTAAAGGAAACTGCTGATTGTATAAGAAATAGTCTTGGAACTCTAAATAAACTAACAATTGGGTTTGGGGCTTTTAAAGGAATTATGGCAGGATTTGATTTTATAAAAGATGTTTATACAGGTTATGCTAAATTAGATGCAGCTATTACAAGAAATAGAGGAATAATGAGAGCTTCAATTGAGGATACTGAAAAATTAAAAGCTCAAGTACTAGAACTTGGTAAAACAATGCCTTTTACGGCACAAGAAGTTGCAGAGGCTCAATACTATCAAGCTATGGCTGGAATGAAAACTAATGAGGTATTAGAATTAACACCGAAACTTTTAAAAATGTCTATTGCATCAGGACAGGATTTGGCAAGTACGTCAGATATATTAACAGATAATATTTCAGCTTTTGGTTTAGCTTTGGAAGATGCTGATAGACTTATGGATGTTATGGTGGCGACAGCTAATAATGCTAATACAGATATAGCTAGACTAGGTGAAGCATATAAGTATGTGGCATCAACTTCAAAAAGTTTTGAGAGTATGGAAGAGGTAAATATATTATTAGGAACTCTTGCTAATAATGGAATAAAGTCAGGACAAGCAGGAAGAAACTTAGCAGCTGTCTATACAAGGCTTGCAAAATCTACTCCTGACATAGATAAAGCTTTAAAAGTTATGAATTTAAAGTTGTATGATAGTCAAGGTAAATTTAAAGGTTTAAGAAAAATTGTAGAAGAAATGAGACCGATACTTGCTAGAATGACTGATGAACAAAGAAACTATATTTTAACTACTATTTTCGGTTCTGAACAGATGAGAATTATAACTTCACTCTTAGGAACATCTAAAGAAGGTTTTGATACTCTTGCTAACTCTATATATAATTCCAAAGGAGCATCAGAAGATTTTTATAATCTACAAAAAGATACACCTGAAAATAAAATAAAAGCATTGGCTAGTGCTTGGGATAATTTGAAACTACATATAGGAGAAGCAGCTGCACCAGCTATAACAAGTCTCATTGAAAATTTAACTGGAAAAATTATTGAATTAACAGAAAGTGATACATTTTCCAAAGAAAATGTTCAAGCTTTTTTTGACACTGTGATAAGTTACCTAAATACAACAATAGATTTGGTTTCTGATTTAGCAACATTATTAGAACCTGTTATATGGGGGCTTAAAGTAGTAGGAAAAACCGCAGAAGTCGGAGGAAATATTGGTTCTTATTTAACAACAGGAAAATCAACAAATCAAAATAAGCTTGAAAGTGAAATAATAGCTATTGATAATAAGATTATGGAAATGAATCCACAAACTGTTGAAGAAGAAGAAAAAAGAAAAAAGTTATTTTTTGAGAATGAGAAAAGAAAAAAAGAATATTGGGATGAGTACGGAAAAACTATTGATAAAAGAGCAGAAGCAGGAAATCCTCATGCAAAAAAAGATTTGATTTTTAAACCAGTATCCTATGATTCAGAAGAATTAGCTAATATTTATGATGAAAGATATAAATATAGAAAACCTAAGAAAGATAAAAACTTAGATGAAAAAACAACACAGATAATAGACAGTAAAAGCATTGCTAATGGCTATAAATATGTAATAAAACCACCAGAAAGGCAAAAATCAGATTTAGAAAAAGTCAGTGAAAAATTAGGTTATAAAGCTCCTGTATCTCCATTATCAACTACTTTTTCTCCTCAAGTAAATGTTAATATGGGTGGAGTAACTATAAAAAATGAAGCAGATTTAGAAACATTATCTGAAATGACTAAAAGAAAGATAAAAGAAGAAATTATAAAAAATTTAAAGAATCATGTACAAACAACAAAATAAAGGAGATGATACTATGAAACCAACATTTATTTTATTGAAAAATTCTACAAGTACTCCTTTTTTCTTTGTGGTCCCACCTTTAGATTTAAAGATTGAAAGTGAGCAAGACACACAGATTTTTAAAATAATTGACGTAGGAGAAAAGATATTAATAGGAAATAGAAAAGCTGAAAGAATTAGTTTTTCTACATTTTTTCCTAATCTTAAATCTCCTTTTTTTAATTATTTACTATCTGCAACACCATCTGGCTGTGTTGAAACATTAACTAAATTAAAAAATGATAAAGAACCTTTAACTTTAATTGTTCCTGAATTCAACATATTTTTTAAATGCTATATCCAAACTCTAAATTTTTCTATAGTTGAAAGAACAGGAGACATTGATGTAGAAATAAGTTTAATAGAGTTTACTAAAAATAAAACACTGCTAGATGTAGCAAGAGGCTTACTTCAAAGGTGATAATATGGAAAAAGTAAAAATATATGTTAATGGAAAAGAATATAAAAATATTTTTATTCAAGTCATTTGGAGTGGTGCTATACACGGAACAGCTAGAAAGTTAGAAGTTGAGTATTTAGGAGATATTATAACTAATATAGGAGATGAAGTTGAATTTTCTTATGATGATGAAAAATTATTTGTTGGAAAAGTATTTTTTCATTCAAGAAAAGGAGAAACAGATGTTAAAACTTTTTATGCTTATGACAATTCTATTTATCTAAATAAAAATAACTTTGTTAAAAACTTCTTTAGAAAAAAACCAAGTGAAATATTAAAAGAAATATGCGGAGAACTTAATTTAAAAGTAGGTAAAATACCACAAGATGAAGTTACTTGTACTTATCCCGCTATTGACAGAAGCGGATACGAAATTATATTAAATGCTTACACAATACAGCACAGAAAAAATAAAAAGATTTATTCTATTGTGAGTAATGATAAAGCAATAGATATAGTTGAACAAGGAACACATGCTGATGTTCTTTTAACAAGTGCTGATAACATTTCTACATCCTCTTATGAAGAAAGCATAGAGAATATGATAAATCAAATAGTTATCTATAAAGTTGAAAATGAGAAGCAACAAATACTTAATAAAGTAGAGAATGCAGAAGATAAAAAGAAATTCGGATTATTTCAACAAGTTATGCAATATGAAAAAGATGTAGATAATATAGCAAATGCTAAGGATATGCTAAAAAGTGTTGAAAAAAGTTCGAGATTACATTGTTTAGGAAATGTATTAATTCAAGCAGGGTATAACATCGGAATTCAAGAGCCACACAGTGGACTTGTTGGAGATTTCTTAGTTAAATCAGATACTCATATTTTTGAGGGAGAAACCCATTTTTGTAATGTTGAGTTAGCTTTTGAAAATGTTATGGATAAAGCAGAATTTGAAAACAAAGAAAAAGTTAAAAAAAGTGACAAAACTAAAAAAGCTAAAAAAGAGAAAAATAAAAAATTAGATAAATTAGATCGATTATTTCCAGAAGGGTGGGATAAAAAATGAGTGATTTAGGGATTATGATAAGTGAAATGATAGGACAAGCTACAAAAGGAACATCTATCATAAAGGCATCTGTAGTCACTCCACCCCCAAACTTAACTATTGAATTTGATGGTCAAATTATACCAAGTGAGCAAATTTACTGCAGTAATTACTTATTACCTCATTATCATAGGGATTATACGATAGATGGTGTTATTGATGAAATAAAAATAGATGTATCTAAATATAATTACGATAATACTACTCAGGATACAATGGGGCATAAGATACCAAAATTAGAAGGAAGTGGAAACTATCAGGGGAATGGAACATACAAATCTCACAAGGATATCTGGTTTGAGGATACGTTACAAAAAGGCGATGAAGTACTTGTTCTTGTTATGGGTGTACATTATGTAGTTGTAACAAAAATAGTTAAAATGCCGAGTGGAGCAATAAAGGGGGTGTAATTTGAAAAAAGATTTTAATATTTTTCTTAAAAAAACGGATACAGAAGTTGAAGAAATGGCAATTTTTAAAGAATATGCTATAGACTTTAAAACTGGAGAATATATAAAAGAAGGAAATGATATAAAAGTTTTAGAGAAAAATGAAGCTTTAAAAGTATGGATATTTAAGGCATTAAAGACTGAAAGATTTAGATATACTGATGTACACAGTGATGACTATGGAAGTGAATTAGAAACTAATATAGGAACTATCTATCATAAAACAGTTAAAGATGCTTTAATGATAAATCAAATAAGAGATACATTATTAGTAAATCCTTACATCATAGAGTGTTATAACTTTGAAATTTCTAATGAAGAAGAATATGTTCCACAAATAACCTTTAATGTAAGAACTATATATGGAGAACTAGAGATGGAGGTGTAAATGAAAGATAAAATAGAATTAAGAAATAATTTCTTAGATAATCTTAAAAACCCACTTTCAAAAATGGAAGGGACTTATAACTTTGATATTGCTGCAACTTTTGGAATTACAGCAGAAGAAGTTTATAAAGAGTTAGAGTTTTGGGAGAAACAAACATTCATAGATACAGCTACAGAAGATGAATACGTTGATAAACATGCTCTAATGTTTGGAGTAAAAAGAAGAGTTGGAACTAAGGCAAAAGGTATTTTAAAAATAACAGGAAAAGCAAACTCTATCATAGAAGAAAATACAATATTTCTAAATAGAGATGGTATAAAATATAAATCTTTAAGAAAAGAATATCTTAGCACGGCTGGAGTTGCAGAGATAGAAATAGAATGTTTATCAGAAGGAAAAATAGGTAATACTGCAATAGGAGAAATTACAACTTTTGAAATTCAAAATAGTAATATTTACAGTGTTATAAATGAAAAAGAAATTATAAATGGATATGATAAAGAGCCTAATTCTGTACTGGTTGCTAGAGCTAAGGAAAAAGCTACAAGACCTGCTCATAGTGGAAACCTCTATGATTATGAACAATGGGCAAAACAAGTTGATGGAGTTGGAAAAGTATTAGTAAAACCTCTTTGGAATGGAAACGGAACTGTTAAAGTTCTAATTGCTAACTATAATAATGATATAGCTGATTCTAGTCTAATTCAAAAAGTTAGAGAAAGAATACAAAGCGATGACGGTAGACCTGTTGGAGCTGATGTAACTATAGAAAGCTTTAGAGCTAAGACTATAAACATAGAAGTTAATACTATATTAAAATCTGGATATGCTTTATCAGATGTAAAAGAAAGAATCGAATCTCTTTTAAAAGCAGTTATAAAAACTGGGAATGCTACTTTTGAGAAAACTAATAAAACAATACTATCTATTAATCGTTTAGAGAAAGCTATTTTGGAAATAGAGGGAATAAATGATAACTTTGTAAAAGTAAACAATTCTAATTCTAACTTAGAAATAGCAGAAGATGAAATATTGATAGTTGGGACAGTGGTTATAAATGAGTGATAGATTAATAAAAAAAGTTTCAAAAATAGCTAGAAATACCTTACAAGAAGATTTAATAAGAACACTAGATTTAATCTGTGAATATGCTAAAAATGATATACAAAAATATAAGGAGCTATTATTTATAGCTTTTTTTAATGAGCAACAAGTGGCTAATTATGAAAGGTTTATGGAATTAGACTATAAGAATGGTTGGAGTCTACAGGATAGAAAAGATAGAATTATCTATACTTTACTATCTAAAAATATCTTTACAACTCATGTTTTAAAAGAACAAGCTAAGATATTCACAAATGGAGAAATTGAAGTTATTGAAAATTACAATGATTATTCTTTCATAATAAAATTTACATCAGTAGTCGGAATACCATCTAATTTGGATAACTTTAAAAACTTTATTCATATTAATAAACCAGCTCATTTGAATTTTAGTATTGAATTTAGATACAACACACATAACCAAGTGGCCTATCTAGTTCACAATATCTTGAAATCTAAAACTCACAAACAGATTTATGATACTAGACTTTATAATGATGCTGATGTTATTGGAAAGTATTACAAACATATTGAGTTAAGTTCTATGAAACATACATCTTTAAAAACTATAAAAAATAGGAATATTTATGACGAAAGGAGATAAAAAATGGCAGAATATACTAAGCATTTGAGATTAATTAAACCCGGGGGAAATGATTATTATAATATAGACGATTTTAATCAAAACTCAGAGTTGATTGATAAAGAAACAGAGAAATTAAATAATGCTGTTACTAAAATACAAGAAGGAGCAACGAGAGAAAAAGCAGGGATAGTACAATATGGAACCACTGAAGGAAAAGCTCTCGAAGGTATGATGCTAGCTAGAATGTTTGGATGTGTTGGGTATGGTGGAGATATACAAGAGACAGGAGTAAAAGATGTAAACTACATCTACTATGATAGAAACACAAGAAAAATGTATAAGTGTTTAAATCAAAATTCAGATGTATCTGCAAATGTGACTAATTTTATTCCATTAGATAATAATAGCCTTTTGGATAGATTGGAAAATCTAACAAGAAAAACAATCTTACTTTTTTATAATGGTGGGTCATTGGTTCCTGATGGAACTACATCTATTGCTATAAATGAAAATTGGTATTTTTTTGGATTAGGTGTTGGAACAGCTGTTCAATCTGGAAAAGAAAGAATGTGTTTTTTATTTAGAACTATATTTCAATCAAACAATGATATTTTGAGATTTAATGGAATAGAAATTAGATATAATGCGACAAACAAGACTTTAAAAGTTATAAACAATGGTGGAAATTTATACTTCTTAGAGCAATATTCTAGTTTAATTTAAAATATTTCTATTTAAAACTATAAAAAGTTAATAAATTTGAAAATCTACTCACATTTGAAAGGAGAAAAAATGAAAACAATAAACTTTTATAAAAAAGAAAAATTAATATTTTCTGTTTATGCAGAAAGTTTAGAAGATGTCTTAAAATCGCCTACATCATATTTTCAAGGTTATACTCAAGATATGATAATAACTGATATAACATATCAATATCCATTTTTTAAAGATGATGTACTAAGAGAAATGAGCAAAGAAGAAAAAGTAAGAGCTGGAATAGATGTCCAGCTTGATGATGGAGAGTTTATAAAAGATAAGAAATTAATAGCAGTGCCTAAACCCGCTGGAAATTCAAAGTACATGTATTGGGACAAAGAAAAATCATTGTGGATATTGGATAATCAAAAAGAATATGATGATTACTGTAATCTGATTGATGATTTAAAAGCCAAATCTTTAGAGTATGGGTTTGATTATAAAGTTGATGGAAAAGAACATCGCCAGAGATGTAGAGATAAAGACATTGCTTTTATGGTAGCTAATGTAATGGCTTTACAAATAGCAGAAAAATTAGGAAAAAACAAAAAGACAACATGGTATTTTGAAGATAATCATGGAATGCCTGCAGGATTAAATGAACTAGGTATGTTGATGTTATATGGAACTACATTTGTTCAAAGTGTTTATGACACAGAAAATCATTTCAAAACAAAAGTAAACCCAAAAGAGTTATCAAAAGCTGAATTTGAGACTAAAAGAAAAGAAATTCATAATAAGCTAGTAAATGGTTAATTTTTTATTAAGGGTATCTATTATATATCTACCCTTTTTTTAACGTTTTAAAATGCGTTTTATAAGGTCATTTTTTTAGGAGGTATATATGTTTGTTTTATCTGAAAATAGTTTAGAAAAATTAAATGGAGTTCATCCAAAATTAGTAGTTTTTATGGAAGAATTAATAAAAGAATCTCCATATGATTTTAAAATAACTTGTGGAGTTAGAACTGCTGAAGAACAAAATCGTGAATATCAAAAAGGAAGAACTCTTTTATACGATGGAAAAGGAAATAAACTAAGTAAAGTTAGTTGGTGCGATGGATATAAATTAAAATCAAAACATCAGGTAAAAACTGATGGATATGGCTATGCTGTTGATATAGCAGTTTTGGAGAAAGAAAAATACACAGATAAGAAAACTGGAGAAGTAAGAGGAAAAATAGTTGCTAGATGGGATTATAAATATTATAAAGCTATTTATGATGTTGCAAAAAGTAAAGGTCTTATTGATAAATATGGAATAGTTTGGGGTGGAAATTGGAAACAAAAAGATTTAGTGCATTTTCAATTAGGAACAGCTGATAATATTCAATTTAAAAGATAATAGGAGGAATAAAATGCCAGAACTAGATGAATTTGATTTAAAATATTATGATGGAAAAGATTTTATTTTAGAAAAAGATTATAGATATATGATAGGAGAAAAATTAATTCATATTCCTGCAGGGTTTAAATGCGATTTAGCTAGTGTACCTAGAATTTTCAGAAATATTATTAATACTTATGGGGATCATACAAAAGCAGCTGTTATTCACGATTGGTTATATAGAAATGGTCATAATTTAGGAGTAAGTAGAAAAGAAGCAGATAAAGTATTTTTAGAAGTTATGAAAGAACAAGGGGTCGGCTTTTTCAAAAGACAGTTAATGTATAGAGCTGTTAGAACATTTGGGATGTTTGCATACAAGGAGGATTAATGGAATTAGAAATCACTTTAACATTATTAGGAATGCTTGGAACATCTTTAATTACAGTTGGTGGAGTTATATTAGGCTATCATAATTATCTAATGAGGCAAATTAACAAAAGATTAAAAAAGGAAACATATTATATAGATCAAGAAAAATTAGACAAGCAACTTGAAGAAATAAAAAACAGCTCTGAAAAACAAAAAGATGAAATAAAAGCAATGATATCCAAGTTAGGAGATAAGGTGGAAGCAGATTATCAAAAGATTTATGATCATCTACTAAATTGTAATAGAAGAAATGGGTAGGAAAAATCCTACCCTCTTTTTTTATTGACTTTTTTGTTCTATTATTAGTCTAAATATTAAAAGAATTAACTTGTTTTATAAATAAATTGATTAAAAAAATAATTTATTATTGAAAATGTAAAAAAGATATGTTAATATATATAATATTTTATAAAAAAATAATTTAAAAGGGGGAATAAAAATGTTTGATGCAGTTCAATTAGCTTGGTTCATTTTGAGAAGATGTGCAAATAGTGGAACTCCTATAAGTAATTTACAGTTACAAAAAATGCTATATTTTTTACAAAGAGCTAATTTGCAAAGAGAAAATGAAGCTTTATTCTTTCAAAATATTAGAGCGTGGCAATTTGGGCCAGTTGTAAGGGAAGTATATTATACTTTTTCAGTTTTTTCATCTCTTAAAATAATTCCAGAAGATTCAGATCCTAATCCAGTAGATATTATTTTGGAACCATTTCTATTAGAAGAAATTGACAGACGCTCAACTCAAAGACCTTGGGATTTAGTGGATGAAACTCATCAAAAAGGAGGAGCTTGGGATATTATTTTTAGGGATGGTTTAGGAAATGATAAAATTATTCCATTGGAGTTGATAAGAAACGATGGATAAAAATAAAAAACAAATAAATGATATTAAAAGAGAAAAGTTAAAAAATTGTATAAAAACCTTATCAAAAGAAATGTCTAAAGAAAATTATCAAGAGCTTTTTAATGATTTTAAAAAAATCTATGATGATGGATTTAGACATTTTTATTCTGATATTTCAATCTTATTATTAAACTCAGATATTTCTTATTCTTTAGAACCTCTTAAAAATGATACAAGAAAAGATAATTTTAATAATGGTATTAATTTAGATTTATTGGCAGAAAATATGAGGAATTTTTATGAATATGCTGAAGAGAAAGATTTCGTATACTTAGATCAACTTAATAAATTAAATGATCATATAACAATGGATATTGCAAGAATTAACTATTGGAAAAAATTAAATGATAGTTATTCATTGTCTTTCAAAGGATTATCTGATCAACTAAGTACATCTAAAGATTTATTAGAAAATACTAATAATGAGTCAAAGGAAGTAAAAAAAGATTTAGTCTCAATAATGGGAATATTTCTAGGAATATTCTTATTCTTTCAATTAAATTTTTCTCAAATAAAAGATTTGTTAGAATATGATCCATTTAGTAGAATAATTTATTTAATTATATTTAATATTGTCTTTTTGGTAGGATTATATTTAATTTTTGTAATTATTGATTTTCTAATACATAGGGAGCCACGTCTTTTAAAATTATTTATAGATACTGAAAAGAAACTACCTAATAAATTGGGAGGACTATGCATAGTTTTTTACATTGGTATTTTAGGTACTTGTGGTTGGTTCTTATATTCAGATAATTCAAGAAAAACTATATCTAAAATAGAAAATAGTATTGAAGAAACTAATGAAAGTTTAAATCATGAAATTAAAAAGAAAAATGTAGAAATTAATATTTTAAAGGAAAAGATTACAGAATTAGAAAATCAAATAAAAGAAATAAATAAAAATGATACAAAGCTAGAAGAAAATACAAAAATAAAGCAGGATTAATTTCCTGCTTTTTTGTTATATAACATTTGTTATTTTAATTTTACTTTGTTTCCAGTTTGATACCATCAAAATTAATCTAAGTCAATTTACACTACACTTAAATTTTGAATTAATGGTATTTAGGATACTTTAGAAATCATATTTTAAAAATAGTTTAATTTCTACAAAAAAGCCCGAACTTGTAAAAAGTTGAGGGCTTTTTTGTTGGGGAAGCATATTTTTGTTGATAATTTGTTGCTACTAAATTTGGTTTTTTATAGCTTGACTTTATAGTATTAATGAGTTAAAATTAACTAAACAAATACCTTTCTCAATGTAGGGGATAACATTGAATTGAGCAATGTAAAAGCCCTAAGGAAACTTGGGGCTTTATTCTTT